TGAGATAGGGTCGGGAGCAAAATCTACCTTTGATACTGTTAATACTTTGATAGATTTTGAGATAGTTTCTACCTCTAAAAAAGATAATGTTACTCAAATAGAACTAGCACCACATATTCCTATAACTCTAGGAAGGTCTGTTGATTTTCAAGGCATACATACTAATAGAATAGAACAGGAGATGGAATTAGCCTTTACTGTAACTTCGAATTCCAGTCAAAAAGAACCTATATTAATTACTACAAATACAGGGTCAGGTTTTTCTAAAGTAAAGATAGGCGAGCCTCTCTTTGCTAATAATTTTGACAATAGCGGAACAGAAACTTATGGGTTCATAGGATATGTTTTAGATATAGAGACAACGGAACAAAAAGCAAATCACATTAGTTCGGGTAATCCTGCTAGTGATACTACCACACACAAAATACTAGTAGATAGAACTGAAACTTCGGCGGGAAATCTTCTAAACTTTGATGTGAATGATGAAATATATGTTAGTACAAGAAATAGAAATCACATAAATGTCTTGAATGATAGGCACTTATGGGGAGGAAAGATAATTTCTATTCCCCACCATAAACATACAAGTAGCGGGCTTGTTCCTTTTAATGCAGAAAGAACTTCAACTACTGATTTTATTTCGGAGTTTGGCAATCCTTATTATAAAACAATAAATGTAGATTCTTTTAGAGTTGGGACAGAACCTACGATGTTTGTCTTTACATTTTCTTCTGTTGATTTTTCTTTTGCCGGAAAATATAGCGGAAGAAAGGCTATATCTAGTTCTAATCAAACTGCTTATAAATTTAAACCTAGAGTAGATAGCACTATTACCATAGATGAAATGACACAAAGAGGGTCGAATGAGGAAATGCCTTATGATAAAAGAGGACATCATGGAATATATGGTTCTAAGATGACTTCACAGACAAGAATGCATAGAAACAATTTGAATACATCAGTTGAAAGTTCATTTAAAATAGAAAGCGTATTTTCGGCACAGCATCATTTGTTTCAAAGTGTAGACGATTCGTTTCCGAGACTATTTTTCTATGTTACTTCTGACCTTCTTCCATATTCTTCACTTAGAACAGATAGCATTTTTCATGTGGACGGAGGTGGTGCGACAAAGACATTAAGTGATTATAAATTATTATTACTAGAAGATAAAGGAAAAGGGGATATAAATAATAATTTATTGCTAAAAGATGATAATTACCAAAGCCTGTCTTTTACTACTGATGATGATATTACTCAATTAAAAAGATTCGGGCTAATGAGATTAACAGAATGTGTTTTTGATGAATACTTTAATCTAATTAATCCTGAAAAAAATGTTAATGAAATATATTCTGATAGTCCTGTTTTATTTGGTGGTAGGGTTTTTAACAGAACTAGTAGTGACGAATTGGGTACTGGGCTAATGATTGATAGTATTGGTGTAAATAATTTAGGTAATCCTGCAAATCAAATTAAGTTTACCACCAGTGTAAGTTTAATTGGCGGAGATGAGATATTTACAAATAGTAATCAATTTGTAGGTAAAATAAGTAGTACCGGAAGTGGCGAATACCATACTACGACTGGAACTACAAATACACCGAATATGGATAGCACTACTAATAGACCCGCATTTAGAATAACAGACGCATATACCACAGAAATAGGAGGAAGAAAAAAAGACGATAGTTTGGTAGGTAGCGTGGCTCCGGCAAACTATCATCCTTTGAAGGCAGTTATACTCCCAAAATCTAGTAACTACAATTATGGAGAAGAAACTACAGACACCGCTAGAGTAGATAATCAAGGTACGGCTTTGAACTTATTAAATAATAGTGAAGTAATTTTGCCTAGTGTATTTGGTCAGGCACTTTTAACTAATTCTAATTACACTACTAGTCACGATGGAGCAACTAGTCATGTTATACAAAAATTGGCTACAAGTTTTGGAGGAATGAGAAACCCTCACGGTGGAACAATAGGAGTAGTATTAGACACATACCCAATAGAGGGCGGGTCAAACTTACTGGGCATAGGAAATTGTACTGATGTTTTAGGTAGTAGTGGGGCTTTAAGAGGCGGTTTTGGTTTAACCCCGTCGGGTTCATTGAGCCATAGAGAAATAGTGTCCTTGACTTCAGGAAATCACTATAAAAAATTCTTATCTATGGTTAAAGGAGAAATAGGAACCTTACATGATTATAGTAATGATAGTAACAGAGCCAGTCCTGCTGATGGAGCCTATTTAGGATTTAAACTACGGCTATTTGATTCGTCTTGGAGCGAGAGTGATATAGCCTCTTCTAATGGGGTATTAAAGAAATATGTAATCACTTATGACGGTGCAAGTAAATTAAACAGTTGGTTAGAGTTAGTAGATTTAACAGGATGCTATTTAGTGGCAGAAAAGGATAGTGGAACTCTTTCTGCTACTGAAGTTGGCGGGGTTAGGTTAGGTTTAGGTAGGCAAGCAGACCCAATCTATGTTTATTCCCATGAATCCGAGTCTCTTCATACTCAATCCACAATAATAACTAGTTCGGGATTAAGCAACAATATGGCTTATAGGATTATGCAACCGAATCCTATTTGTTTATACGATTTTCATCCCGAAGAAATACATCTAAACACTCTAAGGCCGGAATACACTAAAAAGGCTAATTCTAATGAAGTTTATGGAAAAACAGATAATAATTATTTTTATTACGAAGGCGGTAAAGAAGGTGAACTATCTTCCAGTGAGGCAGTTTTATCTATGTTTGTTGCCGTTGATTTAGATAATAATAGTGGGGGAGGAAGCATTATTGCTACTAAAGCAACAACAACTACATTATTGCCAGTAGGTAACTATGAAATGAATATAAGTGACGGAGAAAATTCTGTTAAAACAGCCTTATCGTCTTTAGTGACCGTAGAGGGAAAACACGCAATAGTTCTTGATAAAAAGATAAATATTAGGGGAATAGCGTCTTTCTCGGAAACCTTTATTGTGGATTCCCTAGAAGAACTAAAAATAGACCCAACTAGGGCTTGTATTGGTTCTACTGTAATAGTAGCAAATGAAGCAGAAGAATTAATTAACGAATTATTCGAAGAAGAAGGTTTGACTTTTGACAATACTACTCCATCCTATCCATTATTTATTGCTCCTAAGTTTACAGGTGCTTCCTTATTTTCAGCAATCAATTACATATTAGAAAGAAAGGATTTGTCTTTAGTAATAAATGAGAATTCTTTTACTGTTAAAACTAGAGAAGATACTATTTTTAGAACTAATATTTTAGTAAATGATGATAAGATTATAGATTATGAAACAATAGATAGTGGTTTTGATTTCTATAATCAAGTCGTTGTTTATGGTTCTGCTCACAAAGCGGATAGAAAGAACTTGACTAGCATACAAAAGATAGGCAGAAAAACACTAGAAGAAGTTGATTCAACTTTAATAACACAACAAGATGTAGATGAAAGAGCAAGTAAATTGCTAAGACTACACGGAAGCCTTGATAAAAAAATTAAGGTTAGAGTTATACCAACCGGACATGAACAACTAAGAGCAGGAGATATAATACAATTTGAATCTAAGCAAGAGAATATAGGTTTGGATAATTATATTGTATTAGATATAACTCATCCTATTAGTGGTTTTGTTACAATAGAGATGGGTAAATATTCTAAGAAACTAGAAGATGTATTTGCAGAACTACTACTACAATCACAGTCTAATTCGAATAAATTACGAGCATTGTCTTTCAATGAAAAGGGTCTATCAGTAGACTTTTTAGAGAAAGTAAAAATAAAAGAAATGGCACTGTTGATTAGAACTAGGGCATCAACAGGGGATTTCCATCTAGGCTTTGCGGCAACACTAAATACAAACACCAACACATTTGGATTTGCAGATGGAACTATCACGCTCACTAATTTATTAGAGGAGGATTTGTTATGATAACAGAAAAATTACAGGAAGCAGTAGCGGCACATATTAAGACATTAATGCTGACAGCAGATGTAGGACAGGGGGGAAATTCTACTAACCCGATAAGCGACACATTAGATGTGCCTCTTGGACTGAGCATTACACCAACTACTAGTAGTTCTACTAGTAATGTAATAGAGGCTAAGGTATCTATTGCCGGAACTTCTTTGAACGGTAATATAATAAGAGAAGTAGGGCTTTTTAATCACAGTTCCCCAGACCAAAATATGATTCAAAGAATTAACTTTGATGCAATTGGCCCGATTGCTAATGATGCTACATTAGAAATTTTTATTATTATGGAGGTAGAGTAGAATGGTAAGCAATCCTAATTATTATAGCCAAAGCACGACATCAAGTTTTAATCAAATAGAGGATGGTGTAGATTTTCCCCATACTGGAATAATAAAATCACTATCCGATGGATTAGGTCAAAACTATGCAATTAGCGGTTTTGACATTACCATTGATAGTGCTACACAAATAGATGTTGGAGCAGGAGTTATTTTTAGAGATGGAAAGAAGGTGAGTATTTCAGCCGTAAATAATTTGGCTTTAGGTAGAACT